AGTGCTGTGTCATTGTATGCTACATTGTCATTGTACACCAATTGTGCTGGTAAAAAAAGAGCAATTGCAGGAGACTTATCATCTCTAAATGCTCTTAGGTCTGTTAATTTACTTCCCATAACAGCCTGTGTATCATTTATCTTTTGTTGATTAATAGCCTTAATTTGTTCTTGCTGAGCAACATCTTGTTCATAAGCAATTTCAGCTTCGTCATCTTCAAAAATAGGTACACCTGATGATGGCTGTACATCACCTTTTCCTAAAAATCTATTAATAAGAGGAACATCAAAAATATTTGATGCAAACTGTGCATCAATTTTATAAGCATCAACCGTATAGGGTTCAAAGATCATAGTCGCTGGATATGCATCCTGTCTATTAATTGGAAATTTAAGAACAGAAGCTTGTATTTTCCTAGCGCCTGTAACTGAACCAATGGCAGCTTTAAATTCTTGACCATTGTGATATGGACTAGAGGTAAGGGGCGCACCATTAGATGAAGTAGCCAGTTGATCTTTATCAGTCGAACCACTTCTTACGGGATTGCCATTTCTATCTCTTACTGGATTTCCTCTGCTGTCTACTACGGCCATAGTGTCTTCCTATAAATAAAGTAAAATATAACCTTATTTATATACAAAATGGCATATTCCGGCAAGTACATACCTAAGAATCTGAACAAGTATAGGGGTGATCCTAGTGCTATTAGATATCGTTCGCTTTGGGAAAGACAGTGTTTTGTATGGTGTGATAGTCATCCGGATATTAAGTCATGGAGTTCAGAAGAAATTGTAATTCCTTATTATTGGGATATAGATAAGAGATACCATAGATATTATGTAGACTTAAAAATTACTTTTAAAAATGGTACCACACTTTTAGTTGAAGTAAAGCCTGACAAAGAAACCAAGCCTCCCAAAAATCCAAATAAAAGTAGAAGGTATATTGGTGAGGCAATGACCTATGTAAAGAACATAAACAAATGGGAAGCTGCTAATACATATGCAAAGGATAGAGGATGGGAATTTGTAATTTGGACCGAGAATGATTTAAAACGTATGGGAATTATGAAAGAAGAAAAGAAAAGCAAACTTAAGCCACTTAAACCTATGAAGCCATTTAGAAAAAAATCTAAAAAATGATATAAATAGTCGTATGAGTAATCTATTTCAAAATTTAGAATATGAAGCCTTTCGCGCAGGAATTAATCCTAGAACTCAACAAGCTAGAGATTGGTTTCGGAAAAAGGTGCAATCAATGCGTGGAATCAGCCGTACATCATTGATGCAAGAAAAAGAAATCACATTGGCAAATAGACAACAGCCTCTTATTGGTTCTATGAATATGTTTTTTTATGATCCTAAACACAAAGATACACTGCCTTTTTATGATAAGTTTCCTCTTGTTATTATTATAGGTCCAGCTCCAGGCGGATTCTATGGTTTGAATTTACATTACATTGCTCCAATTTTAAGAGCTAAGTTTTTAGATGCACTAATGGATTCACTCAATAATAAAAAATATGACGAGAGTACACGGTTTCAAGTAACTTATAAAATGTTACAAGGTGTGAGTAAAATGCGTTATTATAAGCCATGTTTAAAACATTATCTTACAAAAAATATAAAATCAAAATTGGCACGTGTACATGCCCCTGAGTGGGAAATAGCAACATTCTTACCAACAGCTGATTGGCAAAAATCTAGTGCTGGTAAAGTATATGCTGATTCGAGGAGAATGCTTTAATGGCTTCAATTGATGAATTAAAATCGCTAGTATCTACTAAACTTGGATTTGCAAGTCCAAATCAATTTATGGTAGAATTACCATCAGACTTTCGTGGTTCTAGTGGATTTTTAGGACAACTTTTTTCAGCACTTCAAGGTAATGATTTAAATTTATTATGTGCTTCTGTAACAATGCCTGATAGACAGATCTTTACAACTGATCGTAGAATTGGAATGGAATATCAAAAGGTTGCATATGGTTATGGTAACAATGATGTTAATATGTCATTCTATATGCTCAATGATTATGGAATTAAAAAATACTTTGATTCCTGGTATGACTCAACTATTGCCGATGATCAAGGTGTGGCATACTATAAAAGCAATTATGCGAGGGACGTGAAGATACATCAACTTCGAAAGCCTATGTTAAACGTAGGTATTGGGGCTGGACCTATTAATATCAATGTTGGTATAGGTCAAGGTACAGTATACTCAGTTAGACTTGTAGACGCATTTCCTACTACAATAGGTGCGATTGAATTAAATAACGATGCAGACGGATTAGTACAATTAAGTGTACAATTGTCATATACAAAATGGGAACCACTTGATGATTATCAAGGATTCTTTTCAATAGCAGGTGGATTCAGCGGTGGACTATCTGGACTTTTAGGATAAGGTGAAATAAAATATGGGTAAAAAAAGACAAAGAGCTCATCAAGTTTCGAAAGGTGAGCGTAAACCTCAAAACCCTCGTTGGTCAAAAGAGGCTCGTAGAGAATGGGTTGGTAGTACTGCTCAAATGATTGCTAAAGTTGAAGCATTCAAAAAGGGTAGGAATGTTGTATTGACTGTTGCTAATCCAAATAAGAATGAAACAAATAAACCGTTTATTCGGGTGAATGCAAAGGATGTTTGGAGAAACGCATAATGGCACTACCAAGATTGAATGAATCCCCACAGTATGAATTAGTTATACCATCAACTGGAACTACTGTCAATTATAGACCATTTTTAGTAAAAGAACAAAAGGTTTTATTAATTGCGTATGAATCACAAGATCAAAAGCAAATTATTACATCTATTTTAAATTGTATTTCTGGATGCACTGATAATAAAATTGATGTGTCAAAGCTTTCTACATTCGATACAGACTACATTTTTACTAAGATAAGATCTAAATCGGTTGGTGAAAATATTAATGTAAATGCAAAATGTAAAACTTGTGAAGAAAAAACAGAAGTAAAAATTAATTTAGATAATATTGAATTAATGGGTAATATAAAACCATCTACTGTAAACATCACTGATGAAATTACCTTAAAGATGAGATACCCTAGTTATAATGATTTTGTCACAAACGAAAAGATTATGAAAAATTCTGTGACTACTGAAACAATATTTGAAATGCTTATTTGTTGTATTGAATCTGTTATGACTGAAGAAGAAAATATCGTACTCAAAGATGAACCAAGAGAAGAAGTAGAAAGATTTATTAATTCGTTAACGAATGCTCAATTTCAAAAGCTTCAAGAGTTTGTAGATGAAATTCCTAAAATTACTCTTGATATAGATTTTGTCTGTGCTTCATGTAACAACAATAATAAAACTAAACTGGAGGGACTGCAAGATTTTTTTTCATAAACCTTTCTCATGAATCGCTAGAGAATTATTATAGAACAAATTTTCAACTGTTACAAAATTTTCATTATTCTCTAACCGAAATCGATAACATGATGCCGTGGGAGAGGGAAGTTTATCTAGCATTACTTATGGAAGACTTAAAAGAAAAAGAAGCAGCACAAAATAGATGACAACATTAGCAGACATTAATCAAACATTAACTGTACAAAACGCTCTTCAGCTTGAAACACGAAATAGAGTATCCGAATTAGGTGGCTCATTTAATAAATTTTTCAAGATGATAACTGATGCTAGTGGTGATGATCTAGAAAAACAAGCTGAAGAGCAACGACAGGCCGCTCAAGTAAAAGATCAAACACAAAGAACTGAAGTAAAAAGTAGTGGAGGGTTTTTTGACTTTGACGTAGGTAATCTTTTACCATTCGCCTCAGGTCTTATGGGCGCATTACTTAAGCGCGGATTACCCGCTGCACTTGGCGTTATACTTGCCGATGAAGTCGGCAAATTTATAGGAGATCTAACTGGTAGCAAGCTATTTGCTAATGTTGCAGAATGGGGTACGATAGGTGGTGCTGCAGGATTTCTTTTAGGTGGTCCAATGGGCGGATTAATGGGTGCTGCAATTGGTGCTATCTTTAGTGACGCATCAAGAACTAAAATTGCAGAAATTCTGTCTTCAATATTTGAC